ATGCTGCTTTCAGACCTTGCCATCAGGCGCGCGAAGCCGAAAGAAAAGGCTTATACACTCAATGACGGTAACGGGCTTTCGTTGCTCATTGAGCCGAACGGTTCGAAAGGGTGGCGACTGCGCTACAGGTTTGCAGGAAAGCCCAAAATGTTGTCGTTGGGTGTGTACCCTGATGTGTCCCTGTCTGATGCCAGGGCGGCAAGGGATGAGGCTAAAAGGCTTCTTGCTGGTGGTATAAATCCAAGTGAGGCCAGAAAAGCCCAAAAGCGAGAACAGGCGAGCAAATTTGGCAATACTTTTGAGGGTATTGCTCGCGAATGGTACGAAAAGCGGATCGACAGGTGGTCATCGTCATACGCCGAGGAAATGATCGAGACGTTTGAAAAAGATGTTTTTCCGTACATTGGCGGTAGGCCGATCGCAGAAATTAAGCCGATGGAATTGCTGGCGGTTCTTTCCCGTCTTAATGACCGTGGTGCGACTGAAAAATTGCGTAAGGTTCGCCAGCGATGCGGCGAGGTGTTCCGGTACGCAATCATCACCGGACGCGCCGAATATAATCCAGCCCCTGATCTGGTGAGCGCATTTGCTCCACATAAAAAAGAGCATTACGCCTATTTGAAGGCCGACGAACTGCCGGAATTTTTCCGCGTTTTTAATACGTACACCGGAAGCCAGATCGTCAAACTGGCAATGCGGCTATTAATTCTGACAGGTGTCAGACCCGGGGAATTACGGCAGGCAGAATGGCAGGAGATCGATTTTGATAATCGTTTGTGGGAAGTGCCTAAAGAACGAATGAAGATGCGCCGTCCGCATTGCGTGCCATTACCAGAACAGGCAATAAAAATACTGGAGCAGTTAAAAAACATGACAGGCCAGTATCAGTTTATTTTCCCCGGTCGTATTCACCACAGTAAGCCAATGAGTGAAATGGCGATGAATGTGCTCATTCGTCGTATCGGCTATGCCGGGCGCGTTACTGGTCATGGATTCCGGCACACCATGAGCACCATTTTGCATGAGCAGGGCTATAACACCGCGTGGATAGAGACGCAGCTCGCACACGTCGATAAAAACTCAATTCGTGGCACATACAACCATGCGCAATATCTGGATGGTCGCCGGGAGATGCTCCAGTGGTATGCCGACTATATGGATTCGCTCGAGCATGGCGGTAACGTGGTGCATGGCAAGTTCGGAAAATGTGGATGACTGGTTGCGTATACAGTAGTAGACTTTGAGCGACGAAAGAAAAGGCTGTGTCTAGGGTCGCTCCCGAAAATCCGTACACCTCGACGGACTGGTACAGCCACTACAGTAGAGGACGCTGAGGTGTGCGTATGATTGATATTCATGCCGAATTAAACGAATACAAAAAAGATTTTATTTCTTTACGTGAATTTCTTGAGGTCGTGCTTAAGGTCGCTGGTGATGATTATGATGTTTCAGATGTCATAACTTGGATACTCAGGAGAATAAGCGGAGAACATATCCGCCTGTACACAGTAAATGAATTTAAGCTGTTGGAATCTTTTTGTAACCCGTATCGGGATGAATTTGATTATGATGTTCTTTATAGAAATCTGAATGCGGTTCGGAAACGTGGTTGTTTACCTGGTGAGAGGGATGAAAATGGTTTTCTGGTGTCCGGTTATTGGGAAGATCCCGAATTTGAGAACATTGGATTTATAAGGGGTGAAATTTTCGCAATTTTTCCCGATGTCCTTGACGCGTTAACGAAGCTGGAAGGCGCTAACTCTTCTGAAAATGACGAGGCACAAGGACGCGATATTGAAAAGAAAGAGTTGCGTACAGAGGATGATTTATTATCCCAAATCGCAATGCTGGAAAAAGAAAACGCAGAGTTAAGGGCAAGGATAGAGCAGTTAGAGCAAGAGCGCCCGATACACTTATATAAATACTGGGATAAAGACCCATTAGCTAAGGCTATTGAGATTAGAAACAGAGAGTGGGCCAATTACGATCCAGAAAATGATTTTGCCACCAGGGGAAATCAAGAAGCGATAACCAGGGAGCTTAAGCAGTGGGGGGCAAGTAATGCACTTGCAACGCTCATAGAGAGGACTGCCTGCCCTATTAACCGAGACAACAGCCAAAAGAACGCAAAGCCGGATTAACGCACCATACCGCATACCCTGAGGGTGATTTACTGTTACCCTGAGGGTATTTTTTTATCTTCCCCGTCAATTTTACCATCACCCTTAGGGTAGATTTCCTCCCGATTACCATCACCCTTAGGGTTAATTTCCTTCCGATTACCATCACCCTTAGGGTTAATTTCCTTCCGGTAACCATTAGGCCTGAGGGTATGAAAATATTCGTTATTTCTGTGCCAGGATTACCTCGTCAAATTGAGTAGACGTTATGAGGTAAATATATGTCAAATACGCTTATTCGTTTAACAGAAGTTCAGCGTAGAACTGGATATAGCAAGGCATGGATTTATCGCCTTATGGGGCAAGGTAAATTTCCTGCATCAGTTAAAATTGGCTCGCGAGCTATTGCTTTCGTTGAGAGTGAAATTGACGAGTGGATTAATCAGCGTATTGCTGAATCACGCGGAACAGCTACCTGATTAAATGGCTACGGGGCCAGAAGCCCCCAGCTATCCACCAGCAAATAAAAGTAACTTAATTCGATAGCAGGAGTTTTTATGAAACTGCGAAAAACGCCCGTACAGGGGCAGGGCTTCGTTCGGCCTGAAAACCAGAATCTGCAAAATTTTGGCGAAATTATCCCGGTTATTTCCGGCGTTATTGGCGGGCGTGAAACCAATATTGTTAGCGCCAGAGCGTTGCATAAGGCGTTAGGTGTAGGGCGCGTTTTCCGTTCGTGGATCAAGGGGCGCATTGAAGAATACGGCTTCACGGAAGGCGTGGATTATGAAGTTGTTGAATATTTGAGCCGACCCGATCCGGTGAGCGCAAAATCTCGCCAGCAAACCGCTCTTGAGTACATCATCACCGTGAACATGGCAAAAGAACTGGCGATGGTCGAACGCACCGAACAGGGCCGTGCCGTTCGTCAGTACTTCATCAAATGCGAGGAGGAGCTACACAAGGTAGCGCCAGTGCGTTCCGCAGCGTTACGCAGGGAACTGAAAGCCCGTATCACCGTTGCCAGCTACTTTAAGCCGATGTGCGCCGCGCTGGAGGCGTACCGGACTGAACTGGGTAAAAACACTCTACAGCACCACTACACCACGGAAGCCAATATGCTGGCGCGTATCGTGCTGGGTGGCATGACTGCAAAACAGTGGGCGCAGGCGAACGGCATCACAGGTGAACCACGCGACCACATGAGCACGTTGCAGCTTGAGCACCTTTCTTACCTTGAGCGGAGCAATATCACGCTGATTGAGTTAGGCCAGGACTACCACCAGCGGAAAGCTGAATTAATTCGTCTTTCGCAGCGTTGGTTAGCCCGTCGCATGGAGGAAAACAGCCATGTGTAACGCTCTGACCGTTACAAAAAGAGAAAGCGCCCCGTTGCCGGAGCGCCTTTGTGAACGAATTACCTACAGCACCGCGATGTTTGCTATGTGGGTGAATTTTAGCGACAAGTTCGTTCAATGTGAAGGCGCTGATCACCGTCGCCACAGCACGCCAGAAATGCAGAATATTTTGCTGCAAAATACCGTTGGCCACATCGTCCGGAAAGCAAAAAATTTTGCTGGTGGCGCGACCGATACGATTTTGTCAGGTCGCCAGGTGCTGATCAATCTGATGTCTGATTTCGTTCTGGATAAAACAAAGGCGACCGCAGAGGGTCGCCAGTGGGTATTACGGCAAATCAAACTTGAACGCATCACCAACAATGCCACATTTGCGGCTGGTGGGCAATGTGATCAGTCAGATTTGGTTCGTTCCAAGGTTTGCAACGAGAGCTTTTTCCTGTGCTCTTTAAGGAATTTCTCAAGAGCAAACGAACAAGGTGCGAATCTTTCTGATTCATGTTCATGCGCTATATTTTTGCGTCGTNTCTTACGAGTTGGTGATGGTGTTTTGGTTGATTCTGTGTCGCTCATGGTGCTGTCCTGTAAAGCAATGCGCCTGCGTTCCTCAAACTATGGCGCTGATAGTGGCTATTCCTGCTCTTTGACCTTGCGTCGCTGGAGTTCTTCACGCGCGACGGTGACGAGTTGCCCGATCTCCTCGGCAGCTTTGACACCGATTTTTTCCACCTGCGCCAGTGCATCGAGCGAAGAAACCAGGGGGTTTTCTCCTCTTCCTTCTGCCTGGCGGCGGGCGATCTCACCGCGCATGGCGGTTACTATGAATCCGGCGTTGCTTTCGCCGTCCAGTTTTACGGATTCCATGCCATCAAAAGCATCATGTGGGATACGAATTGAAATCTGTTTTGATTTGTCGTTGATAGTGTTTTTTGCCATGTGCATTCTCCTAAACAAAAGATGTGATTCAGTATACACAAAAAAGAATCACAAAAAATACTTGACCTGTGATTCAGTTGAATTTAATTTAAATCACACCTCAGTAAGAGGATGTAAACGACAACGCCCCGAACTGTTTGCGGCAGTAGCGGGGCGTCTAACCAAACCGTTAAACGAGGTAACGATTATGGCTGGAACACAGCATACCCAAACTCACCCTAAATTTATATACACCTTCCTGGCGGTGCACCGTGATTGCATAGCTGACGGTAAAAACACTGTACACGTAGCCGCCGATACGCTGGTTGATGCCTGCGAGATGCTCAATGACATGGGCTATATCTCGGCAACATGGAAAGGGCGCGAAGAAAACACGCTGTTTATTCAGAAATGCGAGAACAATTTTATCTGGCGTTTTATCGCCCTGAGTACGGCACAACCGCGTGTAATTCACATCGAGGCCACCAGCGAACAGGAAGCACGCCAGCAATCTCCTGATGGCTGCGTGATGGTATTCGCTGCCCGTATTCGCCAGGAGGTGCACCATGCATAACCTGTCAATTTCTGACCTTAACAGCATTCAGTTTGACGAGATATTTACCGGGCAGCTACTGGTCCATGTGGAGAACGGGCGCATAGTGCGTAATTACCACCTGCCGGATGGTGCAATTGCCGGAAGTGTTGAAGCATTGCTGGAACTGGCAGAGCGTGCGCGACTGATTAAACCGTCAACGTGCCATCACGATGATGATTTGCATTTTACCGGACGCATGGTGAGTCACTACGAAAACGGCGTTGAAGTATCCCGAGAACGGCTGCGAGATGATTGCTGTTTCGGAACACTGCCGGAATTTATCGAATTGCTGACCAGTTGCGGTTATCAGGTTATTCAGGGGGTGAATTATGGATAATCAGCAAGCAACAATGACAATTACCCTGAGTGCGCCAGATGATTTCACCGGACGCATACTGGTTTACCTGGATAAAGGAAAAGTGAAATCACAATGCCGACTGAAAAGTAATGAGATTGTTGGTTCTCCTGAATTTTTTTCTGAACTCTGTATTCGTGCGGAAATAAAACCGGAACTGCTGACAGGAAAATAAAACCATGAAACAGAAAAATTCTGGCTTTACTGCCAGCGGCCCCGCTCGGCCTGAAATCAGACACGGCGATATTTACCGCGACACCAGACGCGGGGGACGAGTGGTTATTCGTCACGTTACGCCAGGCAATATCACCTACCGCCGTGAGGCTTACGAATATGACTGCGTAATGCCGCGCCGTCAGTTTGATCGTGATTTTATTCTGATGGAAAACAAACAACAGGCGGTGGCGAGACGTGCAGCCACGAATATTAAAAAAATCCGAGCAATGTTGGTTGCGGGAGGTAAGAAGTGAAAAACGCACCGAATTTGAAATATCAGCCGAAGGATAAATTCACTGAGGTAATCATTTTTGCCGGGACGGACGCTTACTCCCATGCTCAACACTGGATTGAAAGCGAAGGACGAAAACACGGCGATAACGTGCCACCTGTTTATCTGGGGCCAAAGCAACTGGCAGACCTGGCGAATATCCGCATTGTCGACGATGAACGCCGCTTTGCGCGTGTCTATCTCGCGGGGGAGATAGAGCCAATCCAGATCAATACTATCGCTGAAAAACTGGCACTGGCTGGCGTACAGGAGGCGAAATTATACAAAGGCATCACCGACCGGGAGCCGGAGAACTGGCGCGATTACCTGCAACGGATCCGCGAACAGGCAGAGCGCGGGGAAGTTTCAGCGATGAAATTAGTCACAAAAAATAGTGACCTACCCAGGCCAGCACTAAATCAGATGGGAGCCAGCCAGAGAGGGGAAGTATTGCTTGAATATTATGGAAGGGCACTGGCTATAAATGACGATTCTGATGTAGTTCACCATTACAACGGAATTGTCTGGGAGCCTGTATCTGATAAGGAACTCCAGCGATCTATGGCGAAGATTTTTATTGATGCTGGAATCAGTTATTCGCAAAACGCCATTAAATTTGCCGTAGACACAATGAAATTGAGCCTGCCTGTTATGGGCGGGGCAGACAGGAATCTTATTGGATTCAGTAACGGGGTATTTGATACCCGGACAGGAAATTTTCGGGAGCATAACAAAAATGACTGGTTGTTAAATGCCAGTGAATTACCGTTCAGCCCACCAGCAGAGGGGGAAACGCTGGCAACACATGCGCCGAATTTCTGGAAGTGGCTGCGTCGTTCGGTGGCAAATAACGATCGTAAAGCAGATCGCGTACTGGCGGCATTATTCATGGTACTGGCGAACCGGTACGACTGGCAGTTATTCCTTGAGGTAACGGGGCCGGGCGGAAGCGGTAAAAGTGTGATGGCGGAGATTTGTACCATGCTGGCGGGTAAGGTCAATACAGTATCGGCAAGCATGAAGGCGCTGGAAGACGCAAGGGAACGCGCGTTAGTCGTTGGCTTTTCGCTGATTATCATGCCGGATATGGCCCGCTACGCTGGAGATGGTGCAGGAATTAAGGCAATTACTGGTGGTGACAAGGTGGCGATCGACCCGAAACATAAAGCCCCATACTCCACTCGTATTCCGGCGGTAGTGCTGGCAGTAAACAATAACGCCATGTCATTCAGTGACCGAAGCGGGGGGATCTCGCGTCGTAGGGTGATATTTAATTTCTCTGAGGTCGTACCGGAGAACGAACGCGATCCCATGCTGGTGGAAAAAATAGAAGGCGAACTGGCGGTAGTTATTCGCCACCTGCTTACTCGTTTTTCTGACCAGGATGAAGCCAGACGTCTGTTATATGAGCAGCAGAAATCAGAAGAGGCTCTGATGATAAAACGTGAGGGTGATTCACTGGTGGACTTTTGCGGCTATCTGATGTCGTTGGTTAAATGTGAAGGAATGATGGTGGGCAATGCGGGAATAGTGCCATTTAGCCCGAGGCGATATCTGTATCATGCTTATTTAGCCTATATGTCAGCGCATGGTCTGGGAAAACCAGTATCACTGAAACGCTTTGGCACTGATATGCCTGGTGCTATGGCGGAATACGGAAAGGAGTATAAGCGGGCTAAATGCACTAAAGGCCAGGATAAAGGGCGAGTGATAACAAATGTTCTGTTAGATGATGATGCTGATAGCTGGTTGCCAGCAGCAACAGGGATTAACGACAGAACATAA